ATTTAAACAAAGCTAAGAACTATTGTGCTAATTATTGGACTGGTAATTGCATGGGTGCTATGATGCAGAGAAAAGACGGCAGGTTATATATGTGGCTTGACGAAGAGAAAAAAGGTAAACCATGCACAGCTAACGAAGGTTGTGACTATTTTGAGAATATTGTAGTAAAAAGTATAAACGATGGATAAGAAATTTAGAGAAGAGTTTAAAATAGCATTAAAGATGATTAACTTTGCAAAACAAAAACAATCTCCAGTAAAAGCTCCTGCTAGTACGTACTCAGAGCGTTTCTGGGGTTGGAATCCAGAGGAGAGTGAAAATGAGTAAAACAGTTAAAAAACAAATTAGAGTAGGTGGACATGATTATAACGTAGTTGAGACTAATCTTGATGGCGTTAGAGAAGGAAAAGACCTACTAGGTATGCATGATGTAAAAGCAAACCGTATATTCATTGATGAGAACATGACTCATTCAAGAAAGGTAGAAACCTTTATGCATGAGATTATCCATGTTATCTATACCAATGCAGGTGCAAACCATGATGAGGGTGCTATCGATGCACTATCTAATGGTCTTCTGCAGCTAGGTGTTGCTGATTATCTTTGGAAGAAGGTAAAGTAATGGCTAAATTTAATCTAAATAATGTAACAGAGGTTAAACCAAACGTAGCTATTGTTACAAAGAAAATAGAAAAAGAATGGCCTGAGATGACTAAAGAGTTCAAAGCAATACAACGTGAACAGTATGAATTGTTTTGTATTAAGCAAAATGACTATGGAACAGGTAATATAGCTATGGGTACTATGTTAGACACACCAGATAACATCAGATTGTCTTTAACGGGCCTTATTGTACGCATGAACGACAAAATCAATAGACTATTGAACTTGGTAGTGAAGAATGATGAAAAAGCGCAAAATGAGCCAATTACGGATTCTTTCATGGATGTGTCTGTTTATGGCATAATGTCTCAGATAGTATCTAAAGGAAAGTGGGGTAAGTAGTGAGAACTATTTATTACATGTTAGAAGCAGTATTACTTAATATAATTCTATATACTATAAACTTATTTAACAAAATGAGAAAGGGTTTACACAATGCCTAAAGGAAATACATGGACTGAAGCTGAGGTATCGATATTAGAAGAGTATCAGAATACATCTATTAGCGCATATCAGTTATATCATAAGCTTTTACTAGAGGGATATTCTAGAACATATAAAGCAGTTACTAGAAAGATTGAAGCATTAGGCCTACGCAAACCAAGTAGGTACAAGACTGGTCATGAAAAGACTATTGGTTATCTTGATATTGAAACTACTGGCTTGAAAGCAAACGTCGACATCATGCTGTCTTGGGCGATAAAGACGAGAGATAAAGATGAAGTTTTATACGATGTCATTAAAAAGTCAGAAGTCTTTAATGGTAAGTATGACCATAGAATAGTAAGTAGCTTATGTAAAGCTCTTGAGAAGTATGATGTTGTTATGACATATTACGGAACTAGGTTTGACATTCCTTTTACTAGGACTAGGGCTATGGACAATGATATACAGTTTCCTAAGTTTAGGAAGATGTCTCATAAGGATTTGTACTACTTGGTTAGGTCTAAAATGCAATTAACAAGAAGTAGTTTAAAGACAGCTACTCAGTTCTTAGGTATTGATGGTAAAACAAATCTAGACCCAAGAGTATGGCGTAATGCTAGGTATGGAAACAAAGAAGCGTTAAAGTATGTATTAGACCATAATGTTGCAGATGTAGAGATATTAGAAGATCTGCATAAGAAAATAGAGCAATATACTAATGCTAACGTGGTTCCAGCGTAGTTTTTTTTACAGAGAACAGTTGCATAAGAAGCTATTTGTTGGTATATTATGTGCAACACTATTAGAGTGTTACGGATGGACTTTTGCAAATATGGAATATCTTTCTTGGTTTTTAGTTAAAGACAATGATTAAAAGAACTGTTGCTGGGAAAGATTACGAAATATTCGAATCGGTACAGGAGTTCACAGAAAATTACCCTAATGAAGAATTAGTTCACAATTGGAGGGAAGGCACAGAAGGGTGCTGGGTAAAGACTGATGATGGGCAGGTTTGTCCTGTCCTTCACCGAGGCGAACTACGAAACGGAACAGTCGAGGGTGTGTACAATTATTATATTAGGACGCCGATAGGTTCTTTTGTCTGTAGAGATACGATAAAGATGGAAGGAGAGCCTCGAAAAAATATTTACACTTTCGGGGCTAAGGATAAGTTACCATACGAAATACGAAAGAATAGAAAGAAAGCTACTAAAAGAGAGTTTCTTTTTGCTAAGTATGTTGCAAAGGGAGATGATATAGTAGATGCTTTTATAAAAGCGTATCCTACTAATAAGAAAAAATACGCTGAGTCTCAGGCTAAAATACTAATGAACACAGAAAGGGTTCGGTCTTTGATAAGAGAAGAAATAGATAAGATAATGAATGAAGCAGAGATAACTCCTCTGTACATTTTAAATAAGATGAAAGACATTATTGAAAGTGTTGATGCTAAAGATAGTGATAAAGTCAGCTTACTTAAAGAACTTGTTGGTATAGCTGGTATGCGAGATACAGAGAAACGTTCTGAATCTGTAACTGTATTCCAAGGATTTTCTGATGAGCAGTTGCAAGCTATAGGAGGTGGAGACACAAAGCAATTGGCGGAGGCTACTCGTGAAACTGAGAAGTAGTATCGTTATGTTTTTTATACCAACTATTATGCTTTGCAATGAAGATTCCTTAGATGTTGATTTATGGAATGATTTAATTTGGGAAGAGTTAGAAGAGATAAACGAAGTTCAAGGTGAGGTTGAACAAGTTATTACTGTTGCAGGAGTGCGTGGCTCTGAAGCAGTAGATGAGATATTAAAGTACCTTTGGTACAGAAAGAGAGCAAAGAGAAATGGAAAAGTTAGCAGTTTACGGAACTCTTAGAAATGGCAAGAGACCAACATATAGACTAAAAGATGTATCGCTAGTATATCCCGGACATGAAAATTATCCTGCTATTATAAAAAATAAAGAAGGCAAGGGAGCAGTAGTTGAAGTCATTGATGTTGATAATGCTGATATTATGTCTTATGATAAGTATGAAAGTATTGATACTGGTTTATATACGAGAGAAAAAATAGATGTATATGATGGAGACACTCTGTATACAAAAGCTTGGGTTTATATTGCTGGGCCTTTATTAATGCAGCACCAATCAGTTTTTAAAGAAGTACCGAGGCAAGATTGGATAAACCAGTAGAAAATTTTAATATAAACTCTTCGAACCAAAAACAAAAAGATAAAGTTCTTGAGTTAGCTAGTAGAGATATTGTAGCCTTTGGTCAGCTTTTTATGCCAGAGGATTTTATGAAATCTTCTCCCGCTCCTTATCAATACGAATTAAGCAACGTATTATTATCAGAAGAAAATAAAAGAATATGTATTATATTACCTCGTGGTCATGGTAAGAGTACACTAGCTAAATCTGCATTGATGCATAAGCTTTATTTTAATCCAGAG